GTTCAAAATACAGTAATCTGGCTGAACAGTAACGGTAATGTTAACAGGTGTTCCATCATCATCCCAGTTATAATCTCCAAAATTAGCTTCTGTAATTACTGCTCCTTTAACAATCCATTCAGATACATAATCTCCTACAGGACCAATAACGTTAAATGTAAGGTCTTTTTTATAAAAATCAGAATAACCATCTCTACCTGTTACTGATTCGTGTCCTAAACGTACCCATTCCATTACTGATTGAGCACCTGAAGGAGTAATGGCGTCATATAAAGTAAAAGTAATAGTATTCCAAATAGTTTTTCCTTTTACATAACGTTGAATATTAATATGGTTAAGGGCAACAGCTGTTTGAGTCATAGATATTGCACTTACTCCTTTTACTAAATATGCTGGGATCCCTGGGATAAGACTTAGATAGAAGCGGTTGGTTTGTTTAGGTTCAAACGCTGTAAAAAATATCTGGTTATTGTCTAGAATTGGCATTTTAAATTATTTTTATGTTCTATTTATAAATATTAAATTTTTTATTTTTTATCCAGGAAACTCAGCTCCTGTTGGTAATAAAATGAAATCTAAAGAAATAAATTCAGCAGTACGAGTTGGTTTAATATAAATTTGTCCAATTAATTGATTTTGGTCAATTACTGCAGGTCCATTATTTGTTTCGTCCATAATTACTTTATAAGCGTATAGTCCTTGTTTTTGTTGGATACCATCTAAATACGGGTTTACTCTAGATAAAAATGATCCTCTAGTTACTGAAGTGTTTTATTCAAATACTATAGTATTAGCTATTTGGCGGATGTAATTTTTTAATTCAATCATTAAACGTCTTACATTTACTCTATCAAGAGCAGAATCTGCTTTTTGCAATGTTTTCTGTCCAAATACTACTACACCTTGTCTAGGTAAAGTTGCAATTGGGTTAACATTATTACTATATAAAAGATCTCTATTACCTTGAGTTAATTTTTGTTCTGCTTGTAATACAGTAGCTAAACCTCCTCTGTTGATTCCCGCAGGAGCAAACCAAGGAGCAGCAACTTTATCATTAAATGCATATACTCCAGGAACTACAGTTGATGCAGGAACCCAAACATGCTTTCCAGTTGATGGGTCAATAATTCTAACCCAAGGCCAATAAGTAGCAGCGTATGAAGTATCACGAGATGTTGCTTGGTTTACAACATTTCCTAAAGTACTATTATATCCTGTTAAATCTAATACAAACAAATTATCTCCTCTATCTTGAGTATTAGCAATAATATCTGTAACAGTTCCAAAGTGCAAGTCATTAGTTAACCCAGGGGTAAATAGTACGTTAAATTGGTAGGTTTCAGCATTAGCTAAAAGATTAAGAGCAATATCATAATCTGATGGGGATACTCCTTGAGTATTAGTTGAAGTTATAGTTTCGTAAAAATTAATTGTATTATTTACATTTCCAGTAGCTCCATTAAATGTACCACTTTGACTTGTTGGGATTTGAGATACATATTGAGGTTTAGGAACTCCATTAGCATCTAAATAATTAGGAGTAGGAGAATTTACTGCAGAGACTCTAACGTATCTTGAATTGTTAGGGTAATCACCTTGTAATACTAGTTGTTCATTAAGAGAATCATATACAAGTTTTTGGTCTCCAATTATTTTAGATATATAACGAGGTGAGAATGGGTCTAAACTTAAGTTATTCCAAGATTCAAGAATTACTTTATTATTATTAACATCATTTCCTCTTCTAATTAATAAATTAAAAGTTCCTGATTGTGTGTTAGGTAAAGTAATTTCAAATCTAACATTGTCTTTAGAACCAGATGATAAAATGCCATTAGTTCCTACTGAGCCGTTATTCATAATAACTCCCTCAGCTATGGTTTCTAAAATAAATGCTGATTGAGATGGGGTTGAAGACACATATGCTGGGTCAACGTATCCATTTACTACATAAATTGATTCTGATAGGTCAGCTATGTATGAAGATGTAGCTGAGGTGTATGAGCCTGAAGCTACTCTAGTAACTAGAAGTGAAGTGCCACCATAATTAAAGTAATTGTATGCTGCTATTGAAGTAAAATAAGAATATGTGTTACTACCACTTGTAATAATATCACCAAACATAGTTTGGTATTCACTATATGAAGTAACTAACATAGGAGTGTTTATTGGGCCTTTTACTGTAGGTCCTACAATTGCTGCTCCTGCTTGGATAGGTTGTCCAGTTAAAAACGTGTTGTCTATT